GGAGTGAAAACAATAATAGGTGAAGATACAGCAAAAGAAATTGACGATATGTTCGCAGTTCTTGAACTAGATAAAATTGCAGTAAAAGGAAAAACAGAGGGTGTAAAAATCTTTACAGTCCTTGGTGAACATACTTGGTTGAATAAAAATTCCAACTATGTATGGGAAACACAACAACACGATAAAATGTTACAACTTTATCGTCAGAAGAATTTTGATGCAGCTGCTAAGCTTACAAAAGACCTTATGGGTTCATTTATAGGAATCATGGACGGTTACTATATGACTTGGATTGAGCGTTGCGAAGAAATGAAAAGTAAGGAACTTCCCGATGATTGGGACGGAACTTATGTTGCAACTACAAAATGAACTAAATAGTAGTCAACAAAGGAATCTAAATGACAGAAGATATAAACACAGAGGTGGCACTTCTTAAAAAGGAAGTGACCGACATAAAATTTATATTCAGTCGTTTAGATACTGCGATTGAGAGAATGGTAGATGTATCGTCCTCTGTTAACCGAATGTTAGCAGTACATGAGGAAAAAATATCTCAACAAGAAGAAGCTTCAATTCGTGCTGATACAGAATTTAAAGCTGATGTAAAGGAACTACATTCTCGTATTACTACAAATACAAAAGAAATGATGCAAACGATTACATCTCAACATCTGGAACAACAACAGATGATGGATAGAATGAGAATTGAGCTAAATAATAGAGTAGGTATATTAGAGAAGTGGAGATGGTTAATTATTGGTGGTTCAATTGTAGTTGGATTTGCATTACAAAAAATGCCAATTTGGGGTTGACATAGTACATATTTTATGATATAATCACTTTATGTATATCGAACAAAAGTATCTATTAATAGCATCATCACAATTACAACTGTTTAAAAAGAAAGGTGATTTTCTTTATAACTTTCGTTGTCCTTATTGTGGTGATTCTCAAAAGAACCGTTCTAAAGCCCGTGGTTTTATTTTCCGTAAAGAATCAAATCTTATATATAAGTGTCATAACTGTGGAATTGGTGCAAGTTTTAAGAATTTCTTGAAGCACATAGACTCTAAAATCTGTAATGACTATATATTTGAAAGATACAAAAAAGAAGAACCAACTGTCCCAGACATTGGTAAGTTTTCACAACCAAACTTTATGAAAGGCCCGTCCCCACTAAAATCCCTTAAAAAGATATCATCCTTAAAACATGATCACCCTGTTAAGAGATTTGTGGATAATAGGTTAATTCCTACGACTGTCCATTTTGAATTGTTTTATGCACCTAAGTTTTTTGCGTGGGTGAATAAGGTTGTGCCAAATAAGTTTCCTTCTTTGAAGGGAGATCATCCTAGATTGGTTATACCATTCTTTGATGAGAATAATAAAATGTTTGCGTTTCAAGGGAGAGCTTTCGGAAATGAACAACCTAAGTACATTACCATTACTCTTGATCCAGACAAAGACAAAATATATGGTCTTAACAGACTTAATCCCCAAAAACCGATACAAGTAACAGAAGGGCCCATTGACTCATTGTTTTTGGATAATTGTGTTGCTGTTGCTGGTGCAGACTTCAGTAGACTACCAGTAGATAATACGACTATTATATTTGATAACGAAAGGAGAAACGTAGAGATATTAAAACAGATGAATAAAACAATTGAAATGGGTTATAACATAGTTTTGTGGCCTGATGATATAAAGGAAAAGGACATAAATGATATGATTATGTCTGGACGAAAAAAAGAAGAAATACAAACAATAATTAAAAATAATTCCTATCAAGGCAATATGGCTAAGATAAGGTTCACAACATGGAGAAAACGAGATGCCTAGTAATTACTTACCTACATCATACCAAGAATTTATTCATCTATCAAGATACTCACGCTGGTTACCCGAAGTAGGTCGCAGAGAAACGTGGAACGAAACTGTTACCAGATACTTTGACTTTTTTACAGGTCATATACAAGAAATGTGTGATTATACTATTCCACTTGCATTGAGAAAAGAATTAGAGGTTGCAGTACTAAGTCAACAAATAATGCCGTCCATGAGGTGTTTGATGGCTGCTGGTGAGGCATTAAAACGAGAAAATATAGCTGGATATAATTGCTCATACATTGCAGTAGATCGTATCCAAGCATTTGATGAAATTCTGTATATTTTGATGAATGGTACTGGTGTTGGATTTAGTGTGGAAAGGCAGTTTGTGTCAGAGCTTCCAAATGTTGCAGAAGAGTTTCATCACACGGACACGGTTATTCATGTTGCAGATAGTAAACTAGGTTGGGCAAAGGCTTACAAGGAACTTGTAGGTCTTTTGTACATTGGACAGATACCACGTTGGGATGTATCAAAAATTCGCCCTGCTGGAGCTCCACTGAAAACATTTGGTGGTCGTGCATCAGGCCCTGCTCCATTAGAAAACTTATTTAACTTTACAGTAAATACATTTAAGAGTTCGGCTAGTCGTAAGTTGACATCATTAGAGTGTCACGATATTGTTTGCAAGATTGCAGAAGTAGTAGTTGTAGGTGGTGTTCGTAGGTCTGCTCTTATCAGTCTTTCTAATCTATCTGATGATCGTATGAGAGCTGCAAAACATGGACAATGGTGGCAAGAAAATCCACAACGTGCATTGGCAAATAACTCTGCGTGTTATACAGAAAAACCAGAGATGGGTATCTTCATGGACGAATGGAAAGCTCTTTATGATTCTAAGTCTGGAGAACGTGGTATCTTCAATCGTGAATCTGCAAATAAAATGGCAGAGAGGAGTGGTCGTAGAGACATAGAAGGTCATCACTTTGGGACGAATCCTTGCTCAGAAATAATTTTACGGAGCCGAGAATTTTGCAATTTAAGTGAGCTAGTAGTAAGAGCAAATGATACTAGGGAGTCTCTTTTAGAGAAGGTTAGATATGCAACGATTCTGGGTACTTTACAATCTACTCTTACAAACTTTAAATATGTTTCTTCTGCATGGAAAAAGAATTGCTCTGAAGAAAGACTATTGGGTGTTTCACTTACAGGTATTATGGATTGTCGTTTGACAAATGGTAAACAAAAAGGTTTAGAAAATCTATTAGAAGAATTAAAAGCAGAAGCAGTCAGAGTAAACAAAGATATGGCTAAAAAATTAGGTATTCCACAGTCTGTTGCTATTACTTGCGTCAAGCCCTCTGGTACTGTATCACAGCTTGTAAATGCAGCTTCTGGTATTCATGCAAGACATAATCCTTATTATATTCGTACTGTTCGTGGAGACAAAAAAGATCCACTAACATTGATGATGACAGAAGAAGGATTCCCTGTAGAAGATGATGTAATGAATCCATCTAATACTGCTGTGTTTTCCTTTCCTATGAAAGTAGATAAGGGTGCAGTGTTTAGAACAGACATGTCTGCTATTGAACAGTTGGAGTTGTGGTTGACTTATCAGAAACATTGGTGTGAGCATAAACCATCAGTTACAATTTCTGTAAAAGAAGACGAATGGATGGAAGTTGGTGCATGGGTCTTTAAAAACTTTGATTATATGTCTGGTGTGTCATTCTTACCATTTAGTGAACACACATATCAACAAGCACCATATCAAGATACTGATAAAGAAGGATATGAGTTCTTACTTGATCAGATGCCTAAAAATGTAGATTGGAGTAAATTATCGGACTACGAAAATGTTGACATGACTGTTGGTTCTCAGGAATTAGCATGTGCAGCTGGTTTCTGTGAGATCCAATAGAATGAAGCTTATTGTATGTGAATCATGTGAGGCTGAATTTAATATAAAGCATCACTTAGAACCCCGACTATATAAGATAGAGTTCTGTCCTTTTTGTGGGGACGAACTAAACGAAGAGCTCGAAGATGAGCTGGAAGACGAAAACTACGGAGAGGACTACGATGAGTAAATGTCAAGAATGTGGACATGATTGTCATTGTAATGGAGAGTGTGGTTACGTTGATTGGTGTGGTTGTGAAGACTGCAAATGTGAAAGTATAAAACAGGATGAAAACATCATCAGCTAAAGCTAAAGGTAGACGATTCCAGCAATGGGTTCGTGACCAACTGATTGAGAAACTTGAAGTGCATCCAGAAGATGTGGAATCTAGAAGCATGGGCGCTGGTGGGGAAGACCTCATCATGGCTCGTGCTGCTAGAGAAAAGTTTCCATATTCAATTGAATGTAAAAATCAAGAAAGTTTGAACGTATGGAAATCATACGAGCAAGCAGAGTCTAACTCTGGCAAATATGAGCCAGTAGTTTTTATTAAACGCAATAATCAAAAACCTTTGGTTGTTGTTGATGCAGAATATTTTGTGGGGTTACATGAACGAGTGGATTGAGCAGTATAAACAATATCATAAAGAACATAATGATTATGGCAATGGTGGTGGATTAAAGTTTTATTTACAACACATAGTAGATTTAATACAAGATACTAAATCAGAGAGTCTATTAGATTTTGGGTGTGGTAAAGCAGAAGGTTATTTAGAACATAATCATCATAAACATTGGGGCAATATAATGCCTTCTCTTTATGATCCAGCTATTTCAAAATATGAAATTTTACCAGATGGTAAATTTGATGGAGTTATATCATTTGACGTATTAGAACATATTCCAAAAGAACAACTTCCAGAAACTTTTGATAAGATATTCTCTAAAGCAAATAAGTTTGTATTTCTTGGTATTGCAACTGCACCAGCTGATGCAGTACTACCTAATGGTCAAAATGCACATTGCACAGTAGAGCCTATTGGGTGGTGGGAGTCTATGGTAGAAAAATATGCTCCAAAAAGAGTGTACACACACATAAAGACTTCTGGCAACTGTAATAACTATTCTATTCTAAATGAAGAGTTATATATGGACTTTTTCCTAAATAATCTAAATATTAATGAAAAAACCTCTTGACATTGTAAACGAATCATGTTAGCATGTATATATGATGAAAAATAGAAAGGTATGCTATCACATGATAGAAACTACATATGCAATGATTATTACTTTTAGTGCTTGTATTGCAACTTATTTTTGGGGACGTTCACAGATATCAATGAAAAATATTGATGAAATAACTGAAAAGATGTTGGTAGTATTAACCAAAGGTGGTTATATAAAAACCAAAGAAATTAATGGGGAAAAAGAAATTGTTAAGCTTAACGATTAAACTAGTATATTTGGGTTTTTTAATATACTTACTTGCTACCCTAGTATTATTGACTATACTTTTCTTTGATACACCCAACTTAATAAATTGTTTTTAAAGGAAATGTGATTTGAGAAAAGATAGAGAAAAAAGTGGAATGTCCGTAGAGGTCAGAAATAATGATATAAATGGAGCAATGCGTGTATTAAAGAAACGTATGCAAACTGAAGGAGTTTTTAATGACCTTCGTGAACGTCAAGCATATCAATCTAAAGCAGAAAAACGTAGACTTGCAGACGCAGCTGGTAGACGTAGATGGTTGAAGAAGGTAGAAAAATTAAAAGAAGAGGGACTTTGGAATGACTAAAAAAAGAATAGTTGCAAAAACCACAGTTAATGATGGATGGGTACAACCTAAAGTTCGTAAGAAACGTAAACCGATGACAGAAGAACAACGCATAGCTGCATCTGAACGTCTTGCAATTGCAAGAGCTGCAAAGGCTCCAGCAAAAAATCTTAATGTTTGTTCAGAGGTAATAAATCTACCAGAGGAACATATGCTTTCTGCTAAGAAAGTAAAAGATTGGATTAAAACACAAAAGGAACTTATTAGTTCTTATCGACAAGAAGTTCGTAGAGATGTAAAGGGTTCAATAGCGAGACTTGCAAATAGTGAAGCTTATGTTCGACACTTACAACACTATCTAAAATGGGGTGATTACTGTGATGATTTTTACGGAGAACATCAAGAGAAGAGGATTAAATGGCAGACGATAAGACCATCAGCAACGACAGTAATGTAGTCAAAGGCCCATGGAAACGAGCAAAGAGAGTAGAACCATCAGCGACAGATAAAATGTATGAAGACATTGAGTGGTCAGAAGAAGTGACCGAATCTGTTATGGTGCCGTTAATACACAATCTTGCAGAAAATGGTGTGGATTTTAAAACTGGTTCATTTATAGGAGAAATTGGGTTTGTTAATGAAACTATTAAATCTATTTTATATAGAACTATGGGATATAAACATGATATGACAGCTTTAGTTGAAATGACAATGAAAACAAATCCTATTGGCGAAGACCCATGGCCACCTACATTTAACCATGAACTGGTTAGTGAAATAGTTAGCAAAAATAATAATGATTCAGAGGATGAACCAACGTGATAATAATTGATATGAACCAAATCACATTAGCAAGTCTAATGATGCATTTACATATGACCAAATCAAAAGAACCAGATGAGAGTATGGTAAGACATATGATTCTCAATTCTGTTCGTATGTACAGGAATATGTTTGGTGAAAAATATGGTGAGGTTGTTCTAACTTATGACTCCAAACATTATTGGAGAAGAGACTTCTTTCCCCAATATAAAGCTGGACGTAAGAAGGGCAGAGAAAATGATGATAAAGATTGGGATGCCATATTTGAGATTTTAAATAAAATTAAATCAGAGTTTAAAGATAATCTACCATACAAATATCTTGAAGTATATGGTGCAGAAGCCGATGATATTATTGCAACACTGTGTAAAAACACTCAAACAGAAAAAGATCGTAGTAAAAACGAAAAAGTTATGATTGTGTCTGGAGATAAAGACTTTATTCAGTTGCAGAAGTATTATAATGTCGATCAGTATAGTCCAATTACCAAGAAACACATAAGTGGACATGATCCAATCACCTATATAAAAGAACACATATTAAAAGGTGATACAAGTGATGGAGTACCAAATGTGCTATCACCAGATCATACCTTTACAGAGGGGTTGAGACAAAAACCTCTGAGTAGAAAGAAAATTGACACTTGGATAGATATTGATATGGAAGATATGACTGATGAAGTCAAAAGAAATTATCAAAGAAATGAAAAACTTATCAGCTTAGATAAGATACCAGAAGAACTTGAAGAAGATATACTTCGAGAGTTTGCTGGGGCTCCTCATGGTGACCGTAGCAAATTACTAAATTATTTTATACAAACAAGACTAAGGAGTCTTACTGAAACAATTGGAGAATTTTAATGCCCGAACAAAACTATACTTTGCTTTTCCCAGAAATACTGGAAAGAGTATCTAAAGCAAAAACTAAAGATCAAAAAGTAGAAATACTAAGAGAATACAATACTGATGCACTTCGTATGGTTCTTAAATCATCTTTTGACCCAAAAATTGAATGGGTATTCCCAGAGGGTACAGTTCCATATACAGCGAATGATGCACCAGCTGGAACAGAACACACGATGCTTTCAATGGAAGCAAAGAAAATATGGCACTTTATTAAGGGTGCTGATAATATAACAAAACTGCCTCAGAAAGAGAACATGTTCTTTCAGATGTTAGAAGGATTGCATCATAGTGAAGCAGAGCTTCTAGTTCGTGCTAAAGACAAAAAACTTCATCAAATATATAAAGGACTATCTGCAAATGTAGTCAGAGAAGCCTTTGGATGGGACGAGCAATATGTAGTTCCAAAACCAGATGAATATCCACAATCTTCTGGCATGGCATCTGGTGCAGATAGATAAAATTAGCCCTTGACTCTGTTAACGAATCATGTTATAGTATATACATAAGATGAGTTAACAGAGAAAGAGAAAATTATGTCAACAAGAATTATGAAGAAGTTTGAAAATGTATCTGCTGGTATTGAGAATATGCTTGCAGCTGCAATACATCATTATAATCAAAATAATTTTAATGAGAAAATGAAAGAAGAGTTTGCAAATAGTTTTATGATTAAACAAGGACAGAAATATATTAAGATAGGTACAAAATCTAAATCTTCTGGTGAAATGGGTTCTGTTTGGGGATTTGTCGTAAACACTGATAATGACGTAAAGTTCAAAAAAGGTGATGTGTTGAAACCAGCTGGTTTTAATGCTCCTGCTAGAAATGGTGCTCGTGGAAATGTTTTAGAAGGTGGATTCAGTATCAACTGGACTGGCCCTCTATATTTGGTATAAGAAAGATTGATTATGTTGAAAGAAATATTAAAAAATATGATGGAAAATAAGTTAGAAACATTTGTTGACCTTATATTTGTAGTGGCATTGTTTGGTGCTGGTTGGTTTTTTTTGGTGGCAACACTTTAAAGTTAGATTCGGTTAGCACCTCTCTCTCATCATCATAACGCTAACCGAATCGTTCTATCTCAATGGATATATTATGATGAACGTGAAAACATTGAGATACAAAAGGGGGGTTGACAAGGCCCCCCTTTTTCTGTTATAATAGGTATATAATGAATTATGTAGAAGTCATTGGTGGAACTAAGAAGCAACGTGCTCTTGCAGAAGATGTTGCCTTTTGGTGCATTGAAAAAATGATGCCAAAAATGAAAACACTTGAAATTGAAATTCAATTAAGTAAGTTAGAAGATGATCGATATGGTTCTTGTATGGAAGAAGACCGTAATCGTGTATTTCATCTTGAGATATCTAAAAATTGTGACAGAGATGAATTTATTACAAGCATATGCCATGAGATGATTCATGTGAAACAATATGCTCGTAATGAGTTTAGTATAAGAACTGGAAGCGGTGGTGAGAATTATTGGGACTTGCCTTATGAAATTGAAGCATACAAATTACAAGATACTTTATTAAAAGAATACAAGGATGAGATATGAAAATAATCAAAACAATAATTATTGCAACTTGTCTCGCATTTTTGGCTGGCGCTATAGGATCTATAGTAAAAGCAGAAGAAAGTCCTTCTATATGTCTTGCAAAAAATATATATTTTGAAGCAAAGAACCAAGGAACTGCTGGTTGGGCTGCAGTTGCATTTGTTACATTGAATAGAGTGAATGATACCAGATATCCAAATTCTATATGTGAAGTAGTCTATCAAGGCCCAGCAAGACCATCATGGCAAGACCCAGAATTAATGATACCTATACGACACAAATGTCAATTCAGTTGGTACTGTGATGGTAAATCAGATGTTATGAGAAATGCTAGTAAAAGTCAAGAAATAATTAAGTTTGCAGAATATGTACTATCCACTAAATTTGACTTGGATATAACAGATGGAGCAACACACTACCATGCTGATTATGTATATCCAGCATGGGCTAAAACGAAAACGAAAACCATAGAGATTGGTGATCACATATTTTATAGGTGGGAAAAGTAATGAATATATTTTACTTACATGAAGACCCAATACAAAACGTAAAGTGGCATATAGACAAACATGTTGTCAAGATGGCAACTGAGTATTGTCAGCTGTTGTCTACTGCACACAGAGTATTAGATGGTGAGATGTATCTTGGTAAAACTAAAAACAATCGTAATATTAAACGATGGCGTTTATCAGATGAACGTGAGGACTTGTTGATGAAAGCAAGTCATATCAATCATCCATCAAACATTTGGGTTCGTGAGTCTAGTGCTAACTACTTTAACATGTACAAACTATATATGGCCACACTTGCAGAATATACTTACAGATATGAAAAAATACATGGCTCTGGTCGAGCATCAATGATTCTACAAAGAGCTCCAAAAAACATTCCAAATAAAGGATTGACAACATTACCACAATGTATGCCAGACGATTGCAAAGTAGTAGGTGACACTATACAGGCCTATAAGAACTACTATATAAACGAGAAGGCATATTTTGCAAATTGGAAAAATCGGGAGAAACCACAATGGTTCGAGAGGGATATTACGATTACATGTTAAGACGTAGTGGTGAAGCTGAATCAAATCAATCATCATCTCAAATGGATATATTAAAAAGAGATATGGCTGATTTAACAAAATCTTACTATGATGTCTTAAAAAGAAACGATGAATTATACAATCAAGTTAGAGAACTTGAAAGTAGAATTATAGATTTGCACAATACTCATGTGCCAATTAGATGAAAGTATAAAATATGCCTACATATACAATTAAAAATACTGAAAACGATGACACATATGATACATTTTGCTCTTGGAGTGAATTAGAAACTTTTCTAGAAGAACACCCATCATTTAAGAAAGTACTTACTGCTCCAGCTATTATTGGTGGAATTGAAGGAAAGACACATAAGGTGGATGAAGGATTTAAGGAGAATATGCAACGTATTGCTGAAGGACATCCTAACTCTCCTATGGCAGAAAAGTATGGTACAAATAGATCAAATAAAGACCTTAAAACCTTCAATACAATTAAAAAGCGTACAAGTATAGGTAAAGCTCATAATTTAGATGCAATAAGTAAGGAATATCGTCAGGGTCAACTGGTGCAATAATTATAAATAAAAGTGTAAGAGCTGCAATTTAATATAATTAAAGCGTTCTTACAGGAGTGAAGGGAATTATGGCAGAGATTACTGTAAGACCATAACAGACCCCTTCACTCCACCTACATTAAATAAAAAGGTAATTAAATAATGTCAAAAAAACAAGATATAACTCTTAATCAACTTACCAATATTAAACCTGTTACCGATAGTCAAAAACAAGTATTTGATACATGGAAAGAGGGAAAGAACCAATTTCTTTTTGGTTGTGCTGGTACAGGAAAAACATTTGTTTCTGTATTTCTTGCTCTACAGGATGTTCTTAAAAATGAAACACCATATGATAAAGTTGTAGTAGTTCGTTCACTTATACCGACAAGAGAGATTGGTTTTTTGCCTGGCGATGAAGAAGATAAAGCTGCGTTATATCAAGTACCGTATTCTAATATGATGCAGTTTATGTTTGAACAACCAAACGAACAAGCGTTCAGTATGTTATATGATCGTTTGAAATCACAAGGAAGTTTCTACTTCCTATCTACATCATTTCTTAGAGGTTTGACCTTTGACAATAGTATCATCATAGTTGATGAGTGTCAAAACTTAAACTTCCATGAACTTGATACTATTATAACTAGGGTTGGTCAGGATTCAAAAATAGTTTTCTGTGGAGATTTTGGCCAATCTGATTTAACAAGAACAAATGAAAGAAATGGATTAATGAATTTCTTACAGATTCTACAAGAAATGAAAGAATTTAATTGTGTAGAATTTGACATCGGAGATATAGTTCGCTCAGGATTTGTGCGAAACTATCTTATACAAAAAACAAAACTAGGAATGGGGATAGAATAATGCAAGATAACTATGAACACTGTTTAGAAATGATACTACATCACGAAGGTGGATATGTAAATCATCCTAAAGATCCAGGCGGCGAGACTAATCTTGGCGTAACGAAAAGAGTATATGAAGAATGGGGTGGAGAGAAAGACATGACAGACTTGTTGGTCGAAGATGTTGCTCCTATCTATCAAAAGAACTATTGGGATCGTTGTAAATGTGACGACTTACCAAGTGGGCTAGACCTATGTGTATTTGACTTTGCTGTAAATGCAGGCCCAAGTCGTAGTGCAAAGTATCTACAAAAATTGATTGGTACTACTGTTGACGGTGGCATCGGCCCTAACACTTTAAAGGCCGTTCACAATTACGTTGAAGAAGTTGGACTAGAATCAGCAATCGAAGGCTATCAATCATCAAGGCAAGAGTATTATGAAAGTCTTGGTACATTTGATACGTTTGGTAGAGGTTGGACTCGTAGAGTAGAAGAAACTACTGCATCTGCATTGGAAATGGCGTAAAAATAATATGAAAAAATTTAATCATGCACCTGTAGAGTTACAGGATATTAAAGCGACAAATAAAGACGGAATACGACTATACAAAACACCAGATGGAAATATGTATCCATCTATTACAACAGTTCTTTCTGTTAGAAACAAACAAGGATTGTTTGAATGGAGAAAACGTGTTGGTGAAGAAGTGGCGAATTACATTGCAAGGACAGCGGCTGCAAGAGGCACTGCTGTCCATCATATGTGTGAAGACTATCTAAACAATGAGAATATGGAAAAACACAAAGAAAAGTTTTTACCACATGCATTGTTTACTCAACTAAGAGATAAGTTATTAGATCGTATTGATAATATTCATTCACAAGAAGCTGGTCTTTATAGTGATAAGTATGGAGTAGCAGGAAGAGTCGACTGTATTGCCGAGTTTGATGGCGTATTGTCTATTATTGACTTTAAGACATCAACAAAAGAACGGCAAGATAGTTACAACGAATCCTATTACATTCAGGCATCTGCTTATGCAGAAATGTTTGAAGAACGAACTGGTATTGAGATCAATCAGATTTGCATATTGGTTGTAACAGCAGATGGTGTGTGTCAGGAATTTGTTAAGGATAAAAAAGACTATTTACCTTTATTGACTGATGCCATTGCAGAATGGAAACAGAAAAATGAAAAAGTTAATGTTGTCAATAACGATGTTGTTGGGGTGCCTGTCTAGTGTGTCAGCTGAACCGTATTGGTTACAGAAACCTGTACAATGTGCTGAACCAAAAGAGGTAGTAACTCATCAAGCTAAAGTATATCGTGAAATACCTTTTCTTATGTTATATGGAAAAAGTTTGACCCCAACAGGTACATTCAAAAATGTATCATATATTTTGAGTGTCAATATGGAAACAAAAACTTGGACAATGATAGAATTTGCATCTGAATTAAAACAAGCTTGTATTATAGCAACTGGTAGTGATTTTAAACCAGCACCTCAAGAAAAAGATATAGATATTAAATTTAACCCTTGACATTAGAACGAATGTATGATATAAATAGAGTATAGTTTGTTAATACAATTCGACAATTGGACAGGACTTGGGGGCAGTACCCAACGCCTCCACCATAATTACTTGGAGAAATATATGTTTAACTTTATCAAAATTTGGATTAAAAACTGGATTGAACAAAAAGAAAAAGATAGAGTAAAATATCTAGGCAAGTAATTATGATGGGGGCGAACTAGGATCGACTGACAAGTATAGATGCGAGTAGAACTATCGGGTGACTGCGTAATTGGTCAAACACTACAAACGCAAACGATAACTTTGCACCTACAGGTTACGCCCTAGCGGCATAATGCTGATGCGTCCGATGGGAACGTGGAAACAGAATCCCATCACTTTTTTTAAACTTATATAGGACATAAATTATGAATAGTAATGATACTAATTTAAATAGCGAAACGGTACAAACTGCTAAGAAATTCTCTCTAAACATAGAACATATAGCAAAAGATAAAAAAATATCACACATGGACGCTGTGTTAGATTATTGTTTTGTTAATAATATAGAGCCAGATACAGTTGGTAGACTTATCACTAAAGGTCTTAAAGAGAAGATTGAGGCCAATGCAAGAGAACTAAATTATCTTGAAAGACAAGCACAATTGCCAATTTAGTTCTTGACATTGCTTCAAGAATCATGTACACTATAACATAATAAACTATATAAGGAGTAAAAAGTTTATGTCTACTGAAAAAGAAAAAAATGCAACATGGGATGCTTTAGAATCTTTGACGTTCAAAAATCGTATCAAAGAACTTGAATACGATTGTGCAGAGTTAACTAAGCACAATGAGGAGCTTAGGGAAAGATGTAAGAAACTTGCATCTAGGACACCAGAGTGGCCTAAGGGGTATCGTCCCACTCGTAGAGCGCCAGATCAAAAAAAGAGGTACAATGAACGTACAACTCATTGATCATATGGGCAGCGACTTATCTGTTGTAAACGCTGCCCGTGTATCCTTTGATAAAGAAAGTTCGTACTCTGGTAAAATTGATCACAGTACAGGCAAAAGTATTTTAAAGGACTCTGATAAAAAACTTATATCTTACTTAGCTAAGCATGACCATTGGAGTCCCTTTGGTCATGCTTCCATGCAATTTAGAATCAAAGCTCCAATATTTGTTGCACGACAACTTGTCAAGCATCAAGTAGGATTAGTCTGGAACGAAGTCAGTAGACGTTATGTTGACACTGAACCAGAGTTCTATGTTCCAAAAAACTGGAGACTAAAAGCAGAAGATAAGAAACAAGGTTCTTCTGATGAATACATTGAATATAGTATCAGTAGTACAATGGAGTATGTAAAGGAAACATACAACAATCTATTGAAAGCAAATGTTGCACCAGAGATGGCTCGTATGGTATTACCACAGAACTTATATACTGAATGGTATTGGAGTGGTACATTGATGGCCTTTGCTCGTGTGTGCAATTTAAGGTGTAAACCAGATACACAATGGGAAACACAATTGATTGCAGAAATGATTGATCTTAAAGCAAGGGAATTGTTTCCTGTTTCTTGGGATGCATTACGAGTT